TGAGCTTGGTTAATTCATCAAATACGATGCCATCAAACCCTGCTAAATCGGGCAAGGTTTGAATATTGTCGTAATTGGTCACTACGATAGAAGCCTTAGAATCAAAGGCTTCTTGACGTTGTTTAGGCGTTCCCACCGCTATTGCTATGTTCATCTTGGGAGTCCACTTAGCCAACTCTTGCGCCCATACATCGGTGCAAACCCGTTTAGGCGCAAGAACAAGCCAGCGATTGACATGATGGTCGTTATATAGGGCTTGCATAGCGGTTAAAGCGATGGCAGTTTTACCAGCGCCAACCGATGCAAGAATCATTGCCCTATCACGTTCATATAGGAAATCAACTGATTGTTCTTGGTAATCTCGTAGCTTTAAAATGGCGCTTCTCCAAGTAACTTGTACAAGTCAGGCTTAGGCTGACGTGGTTTGATAACGACAGACCACCCTTGTTGGCAAAATGCCAACGCTTCTTGACGGGTATTAAATAAACGCAACATAGCGCCTGTTTCGTCTTTAACGAGGTATCTCATAGCTTGATACCCGCCGCCCATTTATTAATAGCTTCGGCTGTGTTTAGCAACACATATTGTTGCTTTAACGCAACCATTGATTCTGCAAATAATTCTTGCATAGGGGATACAACCCCACCTTTAGGGCGCTTCAATTCCACAAACCAAGTGTCCCCATTAGGTAAACAGGCTATACGATCTGATACGCCGCGTTGCGTAGTAGTCTTGAATTTAAAGGTTCTGCCGCCCATTATTTCCACCTGCCATATAAAGTAATTTTCAATTTCATGTTCTTTTAATGCTTTTGTTTTTCTTGTCATTTTGTAAATATATCATAAAATCGGTTGCGTAACGGATTTGTTTGTGTGTATACTGGACGTTCTAAATAAATTAATGCTAAAGATAAAGGTTAAAAGATCATGGCTAATCACTCATCTATCGTAGGCGGATCAACCGCTTCACGCGTTATCAACTGCCCCGCATCGGTGGCATTGGTAGCCAAGATGCCTCCCCAAAAATCCAGCAAATACGCTGATGAAGGCACATTACTGCATAACATCATTGCAGAAGTATTAGATAAAGGCGTTACGCCCGAATCTTTACTTGGCACAAAATACAAAGCCCATACATTTACACAAGCGCTATTAGATGAAAAAATTAAGCCTGCATTAGAACGCTTTGCAGAAGTTGATCCTAATGGTGAAATGGAGTTTATGGTTGAAACCGAGGTTCACTTTGATAAGTTTCTTGATGGTGTTTTTGGTTCTGGCGATGTATTAGGGAAACTACCTAATAGGGCTGTTGTGCTTGATTGGAAGTTTGGCGCGGGGGTTATCGTTGAAGCCGAAGAAAATATGCAAGGGATGTTCTATGCGGCGGCGGCTATGCGTACGCCTGAAACCAAATGGATATTTGAAGGTGTAGAAGAAGTTGAAATTATTATTATTCAGCCACCTATGATGAAACGCTGGGTGACTACCCCTGCTCGTATCAAAGAATTTGAAATTGAATTAGCAAGTGCAGTTAAAGAATCGGCTCATGCCTCCGCTACTTTAAAGGTAGGCTCACATTGCAAATGGTGTACAGCCAAACCAACTTGTCCTAAGATGACAGGCGCAGTAGATCGTGCTTTGATGGTTCAATGGAAAAACATTGACCCTATGATGGTAGGAACTTACTTACGCAATGCCGACATTCTTGAAGGTTGGATCGCTGACCTCAGATCGTTAGCGCATCAGATGTTAGAAGAAGATATTGCTATAAAAGGTTACAAGCTGGTAGCTAAAAGGGCTACTAGACAATGGGTTAGCGAGGACAAGATGTTGCTGAAGATGGCAGAGCTTGGACTTGATCTAACTGAACTAATAGAGGAATCTATTATTTCTCCCGCCAAAGCTGAGAAAGTGCTTAAAAAACACAAGCTCGAATTGCCAGAGGAATTAGTGGTGGCTGTTAGTTCAGGCAGTACGTTGGTTGAGGATTCTGATCCAAGACCGGCGGTATTACAAATTGGGAAGCAAATCACCGCCGCCCTTTCAAAATTAACTTAATCTCAGGAATAAAATAATGTCAAATTTAACTACATTTAAATCAGCAGGACTCCCAGCAGTACAGGACTTAGCTAAAGCACTTCGCGCTAATCTTTCCAAAACCAATGATGTTGGTGTTGTTATCGCTAAGATGGACAAGACAGGGCATTGGACTTTTGGTGCAGATCAAACAGGTGTTGAGAAGGATTCAGAATGGGCTATTAACCCTTTCTCTTTCGTTCACGGCTTTGTAGCTTGGGGAGCAGGGCAGTTACTAGGCGAAAAAATGGTTTCAGTTACACAACCATTACCCGCATTAGAAGCCGCACCTGATGGCGCACCTAAAGGTTGGGAGCAACAAATTGGCTTTGCAATGAAATGTATGTCTGGGTCTGATGAAGGCTTAGAAGCACGTTTCGCAACAGCTTCTTTGGGTGGCAAACGTGCAGTACAAGAGCTAGGTACAGATGTGTCAGAGCATATTATTGCTGATCCATCTACACCAGTAGCAATTGTTAAGCTAAAAAGCTCCCATTATGTTCACGACAAGTTCGGTAAAATTTTTATCCCTGAATTTGAAATCCTTAACTGGGTGTCAATGGATGGTGGTAGCGATGAAGCCCAACCTGAGTTGGAGCTTGATGAGCCACCAATGGTTGAAGAAGTAGATGCCGCGCCAGTACGCCGCCGTAGAGCAGTTTAAGTAATATGGGGTTAGTTTGACATTATTCAGTCCTATGGCTCTTAGAGATTTCAGGGCTAAGAAGTCTTACTGACCCCACCTAATTTACTAGAGGAATAATATGAACAAAGAAAACCTATCACCAGATGATCGTAGAGCCATTAGTCAAGTCAAACTTGCATTGGTTAAAGCCGCTGGCGTAAAGCTTGAAAATATCTTTCCTAGCCTTGGGGCTAAGAGCGAGAAGATTCATCACACCAAGAGTAAATCCAGCACCAAAAAAGGCGTTGGTCGCAAACATAAGCAAGGGAAAGTGTGATTCATTATCATGGCTTACCAATAACACCAACAACAGTAGCTAATTATGCTGTTGGTGGAGGTCATGCTTTTGTTTCTTATGCTAATCCAGAACAAATTGGAACAGCTATTGAAATTTGTCAGTCTTTTGCATTAGATAACGGCGCATTTTCCGCTTGGAAAAGCGGGAATCCAATTAAAGATTGGACAGGATTTTATGATTGGGCATTAGAGTTAAAAAAAGTCCCCTCATGTGATTTTGCTATTATTCCTGACGTTATTGATGGAAGCGAAGCAGACAATAATGCTTTACTTAAAGACTGTCCATTACCAGATTGGTTTGGGACTCCTGTATGGCATATGCACGAATCGTTAAAAAGATTAGATTATTTATGCAATAGCCATATGCGTGTTTGTATTGGAAGTTCTGGCGAATTTGCTTCAGTAGGCACTAAAAATTGGTGGGCTAGGATGCGTTTAGCTATGCAAGTTATTTGTGATGATAGAGGCAGACCAGTTTGTAAATTACATGGATTGCGTATGCTTAATCCTGCCATATTTACTAAATTACCTTTTGCTTCTGTTGATAGCACCAATATCGCAAGAAGTGTTGGCATGGACAACCATTGGAAAAAGGGCAATTATTTGCCTCCAACAAAAGAAGCTAGAGCACAAGTAATGAGATCAAGAATTGAAGCGCACAATGCCCCCGCAAGATGGGCTTTTTTACAGGAAGAAAAATGACCACCCTTTGGCTTGACTACGAAACAAGATCAAGATGCAATCTGCTAACGGCTGGAGCGTATAACTACGCCCAAGACCCTAGTACCGAGATCATTTGCCTTGGCTACTCTTTTGATGATGAAAGAGTAATCATGTGGACTCCAAATGAGCCGTTTCCAAAACGTGTTGTTGACCATTTCAAATCTGGTGGGCAAATACGCGCCCACAATGCCGCTTTTGATCGCCTCATTACTTGGTATGTGCTTTGCCCTTCTTTTGATGTGCCAGAGCCAAAGCTCACAAGTTGGTACTGTACTGCGGCTCAAGCTAGAGCTAATTGTTATCCCGGTTCTCTAGAAGATGCAGGGCGTTTTTCCACCGCCATTATGAAGAAGGACTTTAAAGGTTCACAACTGGTAAGACAGTTGAGTATTCCTAGGGCAGATGGTACATTTAACTATGACCCTACTTTGCTAGGTGAAATGGCGAACTATTGTCGTCAAGACGTAAGAGCTATGCGTAATGTCAGTAAACATATGCGCCAACTCACCGAAGAAGAATTACTTGATTACCATATCAATGAGCGTATCAATGAACGTGGTATCCGTGTGGATGTGCCTTTAGCTAAAGCCGCTACAGCTTACGCCGCAACCGAACTACAGGACGTTGAACAGTTAGTCCAAGAGATTACTAAAGGGGCTATTACCAGCGTTAGAAGCACCAAGATGAAAAGCTGGGTACTAGAGCGCGTTGGTGAACAGGCTAAGAAGCTAATGATTGTCGTCAAAGATGGCGAAGAAAAAATGTCTGTAGATAAGTCTGTTAGGGCTAATCTACTTATTCTTGCTGATGAAAATGCTGATGAAGTGCCACCAGAGGTAGCAGATGTATTGCAATGCGCCTCTGATATATGGGCATCTTCAGTTGCTAAGTTTACCCGCATGGCAAAGCTGGCTGATCCAGAAGATAACCGAGTACGAGGCGCGTTCATCTTTAATGGCGGTAGTGCTACAGGAAGGGTAGCTTCGTATGGTTTACAGCTACAGAATATGGCTCGTAAGACAGCTAAAGACCCTGAAGCTGTGCGTAAAGCTATGCTTAACAGCGAGAACTTAGTGCCTAATTTTGGCAAAAGCGTAAGCGAAGTGCTTAAAGGCATGATTAGACCCGCATTATTACCAGCAGAGGGTAACGCTTTTGTGGTGTTAGATTGGGCGGCAATTGAAGCTAGGGTAAATCCTTGGCTATCAAAGCATCCACAAGGGCAAGAAGTATTAGACGTATTTCGTGCTGGCGAGGATATCTACGTTAAAGAAGCCGCGAAGATGTTTAGAGTTCCAGAGGACAAGGTTACGCCAGAACAAAGAACTATTGGCAAAGTGGCTATTTTAGCTTGCGGATATGGTGGCGGGGTGGGCGCGTTCTCTAACATGGGCAGAAACTACGGCATACTTTTGCCAGAAGGCGAATCCAAAGCTACAGTCGACAAATGGCGTACGGCGAACAAATGGGCTGTCCAATACTGGAGAGATACAGAAGAAGCCTACTTCAAAGCGATGCGCTTTCCTATTAAGGATTCTTTCGTTGCTGGGCGCGTTGGGTATTACTTTGACAGCGTTCATCTTTGGTATTCGTTGCCATCGGGCAGACTTCTTTGCTATCCTTTTGCGCGGTTTGATGATGAT